TTTGATTACTACAAAGGTAAAGAGGGTGAAATCCAAGAATACGATGTTGAAACTATTGAAGAGACTCAAGACTTTATCAACTTTATGAAAGAATACAAAAGTGATATCAACGAAGCAGAGTACCAAGGTAGAGATGTAAAACTTGGTAAGATTATGCAAGGTGATGTTAAGAAGTTCAAGGTTTATGTAAAGAACCCAAAGGGTAATGTTGTGAAGGTAAACTTTGGTGCTAAAGGTATGAACATCAAGAAGAACAATCCCGAAAGAAGAAAGTCCTTTAGAGCAAGACACAATTGTGACAATCCAGGTCCAAGACACAAAGCAAGATATTGGTCTTGTAGAAAGTGGTAATTCACTAAATTTATTTTAATATTTATATACAAACAAATTAGTTATGAACATTCTTCACGCTTATAAATTGTCGGAATCATCCGATAGTTTAAGAACTGAACTTGATGACCTTACGACTCTAACACAATTTCTTAGTGTTTTAAAGTTGAAAATGTTAAATCCAAACTCAAAGGTCATATTATATACTGATGAATACACCCTAAATGCATACAAAGAATTTGGAGTACAAATTCCATATGATGAAGTGAATACTTCAGTTTTATCAACCTATCCTGAAAATGAAATCGTTAATAATGTATATTGGGCTTCTCCAAAACTTTGGGTGATGAAACATCAAACCGAACCATTTATTATGGTTGATACTGATATTGTAGTACACCTTCCATTAGAAGACAAATTATTATCTGATTTTGTGTTTCTACATACCGAAACTCCATCACCATATCCATTTCCAAGTTTAATAGAAAGTGAATATGAGTGGACTCAATCCGAACTAACTTCATTTATGAATACGCTACCAATGAATTGTGCTGTGGTTGGATTTAATAATATGGAGGTTCTTAAAAAGTATACGGATAAATACTTTGAATTTGTTATTGGAAATAAAGGTAATTTAATTACTGATGATAAAAAAGTAACCGAACATTTACACGAATATGGCCCACAAATAACATTAGAACAATGGTTGTTATCATCATTAACATACCAATCAGATGTTACTGCAGTATCGTTGTTGAATTCAATTTCATTCCCACAAGTATTTAATCACCAAATGTATAATGTACCATATGATGAAATGTTATCAGAATTAAATGGTACATTGTTTCATTTATGGGGTGCTAAAGCATTTTATGATAAGGGAGAGTACGAAAAATGGGATTACTTAAAAACTAATATTATACAAGCGATTGTAGAAATTATACAAGAAGGTGAGTTTCCTCAGACCTATCTTGATATACTGGAAAAACTTGAGGATTATTGTAGAGAAATACCAGAAAACGATTAATTAATTTTTTTGTGGTATTTATTTAAACACGGTAATTGTTAACACTAATTGTAAGAAAAGAAGATTATGACTACATTATTAATTATTTTAGGGCTATTGGCCATCGGAGCAGGAGTGTACTTCTACTCTGTAAAAACAGGCAAAATCAAAGATACCGATGGTGATTTGATTGCTGACTCTATTGAAGACAAAGTTGAAGATGTCAAGGAAGTAGTTGCAGAAACTAAGAGAAGAGTCAAACGAGTAAAAGAAGAACTTAAAGATGTTACAGCTTCAGCTAAAGATTTAGCGTCTCAAGTAGAAGATGTTGTTGATGCAGCGGCTGGTAAGAAGAGAAAAGGTAGAAGACCATCTACAAGAAAAACTTCTGGTAAAGGTTCTGCCGGAACTCCAAGGGGTAAAGGTGCAAAAGCTGGGTCAGGTTCTGGTTCAGGTAAAGGAAAAGGTAAAGGTGCAAAAGCAGGTTCTTCAAAAGGAACTGGTAGAAAAACTACAAAGAAAACTACTCGTAAAGGGTCAGGTTCTGGCTCAGGTAGAGGTAGAGGTAGAAAAAGCACTAAGTAACCGAAAGGATACTCTTCAATGAAGAGAATTTTTAGTAACATACAAACAATAGTAATATTAGTCCTAATCATATTAGTTTTGATGAAAACTTGTGAAGGGCCAGCTAAACCTATTGAAAAAATTGTTACTAAAATAGAAGTGAGATATGATACTTTGGAAGTAGAAAAAAAAGTCTACGTTCCAAAGTATCAAACTCGTATTGTGACTAAGGTAGATACTTTCACAATTGATAAAAAAATAGATACCTTAAAAATACTAAAAGACTACTACGCAAAGTATGTGTATCAAGACACTTTAAAATTAGATACACTTGGATACGTTGTTATAAATGACACAATAACACAAAACAAAATATATAGTAGAAGTTTTGATAATTCACAAATACTAATCCCTACCACAACAATAACAAATGATATTTATCTAAATCAAAGAAAGTTTTTTGGTGGTGTAAGTTTAGGTGGTAATTCTTCTCAGATTAACTTTTTAAGTGGTGACCTTTTATATAAAACCAAAACTGATAACATTTATGGAATTGGCTTAGGTATAAATCAAGAACTCCAACCAATTGTAATAGGAAGATTGTATTGGAAGTTGGGAAAAAAGTAAATGTATGTCTCAAAAAACATTAAAACAAATCATCAAGGAAGAGTACATCAAATGTGCTAAAGACCCTGTATATTTTTTTAGAAAGTATTGTTACATCCAACACCCTCACCGAGGTAAAATTTTATTCAACTTATATCCCTTTCAAGAGGGGTTGATGCAGAATGTAAACGACCATCGTTTCAATGTAATTCTAAAATCAAGACAATTAGGTATATCAACACTATCAGCCGGATATTCACTCTGGCTGATGTTATTTCACGAAGATAAAAACATTCTTGTAATCGCAACCAAACAAGAGGTTGCTAAGAACCTTGTAACGAAGGTTCGTTTTATGCACGACAACTTACCATCGTGGTTAAAAGGTCAGACTGAGGAAGATAACAAACTTTCACTCCGACTAAAGAATGGTTCACAAATCAAGGCAACTTCAGCAGCAGGTGATGCTGGTCGTTCTGAAGCATTGTCAATGTTGATTATTGATGAGGCTGCATTCATTAACAATGTAGAAGAGATTTGGACTTCAGCACAATCAACCCTTTCTACCGGTGGTGGTGCAATCGTATTATCTACTCCAAATGGTGTGGGTAACTGGTTCCACAAGATTTGGGTACAAGCTACTCAAGGTGAACAATGGTATCCAACTGAACTCCATTGGACTGTACATCCTGAGAGAGACCAAAAGTGGAGAGATGAACAAACAAAATTATTAGGTGAAAAGGGTTCTGCTCAAGAGTGTGATTGTGACTTTATTTCATCTGGTCATACGGTAGTTGAGGGTGCTACATTACAATGGTATGAGGAAACTCACGTTAAAGACCCTCTTGAAAAACGAGGTTTTGATGGTAACTATTGGTTATGGGATTATCCAAACTATTCTCGTGATTATGTAGTTGTTGCCGATGTGGCTCGTGGTGACTCATCGGATTACTCAGCATTCCACGTTTTTGATGTAGAGACTGTTGAACAAGTAGCTGAATACAAAGGTAAAATTGATACCAAACAATATGGTGCTATGTTAACTTCAGTTGCATCTGAGTGGAACAATGCTATGTTGGTGATTGAAAACGCAAACATTGGTTGGGCTGTAATTCAAGAAGTTATTGATAGAAGTTATCAAAATCTATATTACTCTTATAGAGAAGCAGGTTATGTTGATGAAGACATCCATCTCAGAAAAGGTTGGGATTTAAAACGTAAAGAAGATATGGTGCCAGGATTTTCAATGACAAGTAGAACAAGACCTTTGGTGATTTCTAAACTTGATATGTATATGAGAGAAAGAACACCAATCATTCACTCTAAGAGATTGATTGATGAGTTGTTCGTATTCATATGGAATGGTTCAAGAGCAGAAGCGCAAAGAGGATACAATGATGACTTGGTAATGTCATTCTCAACTGGATTATGGGTTCGTGATACGGCACTAAAATTAAGACAACAAGGTATTGAATTAAGTAGAACTGCAATTAGTCGTATCGGTAAGTCAAATACAGGTGTATACTCCAATAGAACGGCGGGACAAGACCCGTGGAAACAAAAAGACCAAAGAGGTAACGACCACGATTTAACTTGGTTATTATAAATTTGGTAGTTAAGTTTATTTTTTGTATATTTATATCTTGTAAAGGTATACAATCTAATTAGAAGATAATAATATGGCCGATAAATCATTATTTGGTAGGTTAAGAAAACTATTCAACACCCAAGTGGTAGTTCGTAGAATTGGTAAGGGTAATACCCAAGCCATAGATACTCAGCGACTACAATCACAAGGTAACCTTCGTGGTTCATCATACTACGATAGATTTGGTAGATTACACACATCTCGTAGAAACTGGGAAACCTACAACAATCAATTCAACTATCACTCAAATAAACTTGAGTTATATACTGACTACGAAGCAATGGACAAAGATTCAATTATCGCTTCGGTTCTTGACATTTACTCTGATGAATGTACACTTAAAAATGATATGGGTGATGTACTTAGAATTAAATCATCTGATGAAAATATCAAAAAGATTCTTCACAACCTATTTTACGATGTAATGAATATTGAATTCAACCTTTGGGCTTGGATTCGTGGTATGAACAAGTATGGTGATTACTACCTACATTTAGATATTGAAGAAGGTATTGGTGTTGTAAACGTATCACCAATGTCAACATATGAAGTTGAAAGAGAAGAAGGATTCAATCCTGAAAATCCATATGAAGTACGATTTAAAATGGGGTCAATGGGTGCTGCTCACGGAATGTCACAAAATAAAAATGCTGACTTCTTTGAGTTTTATCAGATTGCTCACTTTAGATTAATGGGTGATGTAGGTAATATTCCTCCTGGTGAAGTTGATAACCATATGAGAAGTATTATTGACCAAATGAAGAAAGTTCCTTACTTAGACCAAAACACGGGTGATTACAACCTCAAGTTTAACTTGATGAATATGTTGGAAGATTATTACTTACCAACAAGAGGTGCTCAAAGTGGTACTGAGATTGATACATTGAGTGGAATGGAGTTTGGTGGTATTGATGATATTGAATATCTAAGAAATAGAATGATGGCCGCACTTAAAGTACCGAAAGCATTTATCGGATACGAAGAAGGTGTAGAAGGAAAGGCAACACTTGCTCAAGAAGATATCAGATTCGCACGTTCAGTTGAAAGAATCCAAAAGATTGTTCTTTCTGAATTAACTAAGATTGCAGTAGTGCACTTGTATTCACAAGGATACGAAGATTCAGACTTAGTTAACTTTGAGTTGGAATTGACTAACCCATCTATCATTTACGAACAAGAAAAAGCAAACTTGTGGACTGAAAAAGTTAGATTAGTTTCTGATATGAAAGACCTCAAGATGGTATCTCAAGAATGGATGTACAAAAACATTATGAATATGTCCGATGATGAGTGGAAAACTGAACAAGCTAAAGTTATTAACGACTTGAAACTTGGGTTTAGACACACTCAGATTGAAGATGAGGGTAATGACCCCGTTAAGACTGGACAATCATTTGGTACACCACACGACATCGCATCTATGAATCAAAAGCAAGATGATGAGGGTGGTTCACCTGAAGGTGGATTTGATGGTGCTGGTAGACCTCCTAAAGCAGGTAACTACGGAACTGATGAAAATCCATTTGGTAGAGACCCACTTGGTCAAGATGTTGATATTAAAAGAGACGCGAGTTATACGAAATATAAAAACTCACCATTAGCATATGAACAAAAACAAAATCTAAAACAATCTTTGAAAAATTTAAGAGTAAAAACTAAAAGTGTTATACTTGAATCTTTACAAGAAGATAAGAATAAAACGGATGAAAATTCAATGTTAGATGAGTCTAATTTATTAGATGACACGATTTAGATAATTTTTAGATATTTATATTGTAGTTGTTAATGATAAGGTACTATAATGGGAAAATTAAAGCACAGTAAATTCAAAAACACCGGCATCTTGTTTGAGCTATTGGTCAGACAAATTGCAGCTGACACATTGTCGGACAAAACGTGCTATGCAACTCAGATTATCAAAAGACACTTCAAAAAAGGAAGTGAGTTAACAAAAGAACTAAAGTTATATCAGGCGTTAACAAAAGAAAACTTTGATTCTCAATACAAGGCACAAGAGTTTTTGAATATTATATTAAAAGAGAGAGCTAAACTAAATGAGGGTAGCCTTCGTAGAGAAAAGTATAATCTAATCAAATCTATAAAAGAGTCTTATATGATTGATGACTTTTTTAAGTATAGAGTTTCTAACTATAAAGAGTTAGCATCTGCATACAAGTTATTTGAAAATGCAGAAACCGACTCACCAAGAGATTATATTGAATGTAAAAATACAATCTTTGAAGCAATCACTCAAAGTGATGTTCAAATCGTAACTGAAACTACTGACAAAGAATATGCATCTCAACCAAAAGAAGTTCGTATGTTAGCATACAAATTCTTAGTGGATTCATTCAATTCAAAATACACAACCCTTTCAGAATCTCAACAAAATGTTTTAAGAAATTATATCAACAATGTTGATAACTCGGGTAAGTTAAGAAACTTTGTGGTTAAAGAAGTTAAGAATCTAAAATTACAATTTTCAAAAGTAAAGATTTCAGATAAAGTATCACAAATCAAATTGAACGAAACTATTAACCTTATGGATAATATTTCAAAGTCAAAGGTGATAAATGAAAATCAAGTTCTTTCGTTATTAAGATATCACGAATTACTACAAGAATTAAGGAGAGTATCAAATGTCTAAATTTTTGTTAGAGCAATTAGAAGAAAAGTTTGAAGAGATGGAAGTTAAAGACACTCTTCAAGATGAGGAGTTAGAGGAAAATAATGTAACATCTAATATGGATGGTGGCGCTGGCCCACCTAAGACTCCCCACGCATTTTCTAAGAGTGAAGATGAAGATGATTTAGATACTGACCACATTGAGGTGTTCGGATATAAAAAAGCTAAAAAGACAAAATTAAACACGGAGTCAAAGGTAATGAAACAATTGGAAGATAAATTAGAACAACTAATTGAAGCAACTTACAAAGATTATAAAAACGATGACTCTATGAAAGCCCATCAAAAGGTAAACAAATCTATTAAAGAGATTAACCGATTGATGTGGGAAGTTGAAAAAATTGTAAACCAAAATACCAAGCTGAAAAATGAGATGGGTGTCCACAATGGTCAGTATTGGAAGTCTACACAAAAGAGATTTGGAAAGATTTCTGAAAGAATGTTAAAAGTTGCTCGTAACCTAAAAGAATTGAGTGCATAATATGTCGTGTGGATGTGATAACAATAAATTAAATGAAGCTCTTGAAGTTCAAGACCTTGAAGATATCAGATTAATGATTCGTAGGGAATTGGCTAGGGTTTTCTTTGATTTATATAGAAGAAGAAAAACTTGGGAGAACTAATGAAACAACTTCTCATAGATACAATGATTTTTGAAGTAACACCAACAATGTTACAAGAAGCAAAGGAACAAACTGGTCGTTTCTTGGTTAGTGGTGTATTGCAGAGAGCAAACGCTAAGAACCAAAATGGTCGTGTATACCCAAGAAATATTCTTGAAAGAGAAGTTCAAAAATACAAAGGTCGTGAAATCAAAGAGAATCGTGCTTATGGTGAACTTGACCATCCAGAATCTTCAGTTGTTGAATTAAAGAATACATCTCACATTATTAGAGACATCTCTTGGAAAGGTGATGATGTAGTAGGTACAGTTGAAATCCTCAATACACCTGCTGGTAACATACTTAAAGAACTTGTAAAAGCTGGATGTACGGTTGGTATATCATCAAGGGGTATGGGTTCGGTAAAACAAATCGGTGAAGATACTGTTGCAGTAGAAAATGATTTTGATTTGATTTGTTGGGACTTTGTATCTAACCCATCTACTCACGGAGCGTTCCTTTCTCCAACAAACGAAGGTGTAATCAATGAATCGGTTACAACAAAAAATAATACTTATAGTAAATACAATAAAGCTAATGGAATAATGAGAGACATTATTTGTGAAGTTGGTGGTTATTGTGAATGTGATTTCGGAGTATAATAATGAAGTTAAAAGATATTTTAAATGAATCCCAACACTTATCATACAAACGTATGAATGTTGGTGAAGAAGAAGAAAAGGGAATGACTAACGAGGAAAAAAGAGAATTCCTTAAAGCCGTTTCTGAGTACAAGAAATTCGGTGAGTCAATTTATCGTTCAGGTAACTTAGCAGAAGTATACGAGTCAATCAAGAACATCGTAGAGACTGCACACAAAGTAACACTTGAAGAAACTGGTGATTGGTTTGACAAAGTGACTGTTAATAGACATATGAAATCTATGAACGAGTCATTTAAAGTATTCTCTAACACTATCAAGGAAGTAAACACTCTACAACAAAGACTTGAGTCTTGTTACGATGAGATGGGTGAAGTTCTTGGTAAGTATTACGAAATCAAAGAAGGTAACGAGTTCGGTGCTGAAAGAGCAAAAGCAATTGCTAAAGGTGAAGATGAGTTTGAAGTAGGTGGCAAAAAGTTTCCAGTCAAAGATGTTGATAAGGAAGACAAAGAAAACGCTAAGAAGTTTGCTAATGAATCAATGAATCTAACTGATATAAAAAACTCACTTAATGAAGGAAGAGTGTCTGCTAAAAAATTACTACAATCGGTAGTTAAAGGTGAAACTGATAGAGTAGAAGGTATCAAAATGTCAAAAGAAATGGCACAAGCGTTTTTAGATTGGCAAAGATTATCACCATTTGGTAAGAAATATGG